CAAGGGAATGAAACCGCGCACCCTGGGCGTGCCGGCGTGGGTGCTGCCCTGGATCCTGGCCCTGCCGCGCACCGTGTCGGGCCTGATCTTCCCCGGCGAAGACGGCAAGGCGCACCCGGCCGGCTGGCTCCGGAAGGCCTTGGCGCGCGGGGCCCGGGCGGCCGGTGTGGTTGGCACCCTGGGCAACCACCGGCTGCGCGCCTCGTTCGCCACCCGGCACGCCGCGGGCGGTACGTCACTGGACGCCATCCAGGCGATGATGGGCCACCGGTTCATCACCACCACCCGGGACTACATCGAGGACAATCTGGCGCAGCAGAAGCAGGCCCAGGACGCCCTGGCGACGAAGTTGAGAAAGGGCTCCTGAGTGTGGGCCGGGTGTAAGTCCAATTCCAGACCACTCGCAAACCCGCACCACCAGAGGGTATTAGAATGCGGCTCGCTTGACTCTTAATCAGAGGGTCCAGGGTTCGAGTCCCTGAGGGACCACCAGAAAAACAGCCCCGAAGCCTAACAACTTCGGGGCTTTCCACGTCTAGGCACAAATTTTACTCCCTCGCGTTTTTCAAGGTTTTCGGTCCGATTTTTGGGCTTTTTCACTGGTGCGGTGTACGCCGGGTGTACGGCCCAAATCACTCGTAAGTATTCATAGCTAGTTCTCTTCCACGCCCAGCACGTCTCCGATCCGATCGACGATCGCGCTCGCCCCCAGGTGGAGCACCCAGGCCTCATCAGCAGAGAGGGTATCGCCAGCGGCCGCCAGGCGGTGGTGGAGGCACAGCGCCCCCAGGGTGACGCGTTCGGCATCCCCCAAAATTTCGGTGGTGATCTTGTCGTCCATGATGCAGGCTCCATACTTTTTGGGGTTTCCAACATGCTATCTGAGCGAAAATAATAGGTGCACTTATTTAATTATATTGCGGATTTTTACAAGCGGCGGCGATTCTAGGGGCATGCCCATCCGACCCTCACCAGGCCGTCCCCGGAAGGACGAGCCACCGGCCCCCAGCCGCCGCCGGGTGGTAAGGATGCCGTTGGATGTGGACGAACTGGTGGTTAAACAAGCCGCCGCCCGAGGGCTTAGCTATCAGGCAGCAGTTCGAGAAGCGATGGTGCTTTGGCTGAAAGCCAAGGACCCAAGTCGCAAGGGGGAGGAGATATGAATCCTACCCCCGACGAACCCTGCATGCAAAAGGTTATTTTTATTTGCGCGTTGGGTCTGGATTGACCTGTGACCAGGAATCAATTGTCACAATTCGAGAAAATCACACAAGGTAAGTTGCAGATAAGCAAGTCAATCACTAGTCAGAGTGCAACTTCTTCCCTTGTGGGGACTGTGAACTTCCCGTTAATCCGATGCCTTCGCAACCAGGGAAGGTTCATGCCTAGATTCGCCAAGCGATAATCCAAATGCTTGAGGGGAGGCATCCGCAGCGGTGAGATCAGTGGCATAGTTGGGGCATGCCCAGGAGCCACACATGAGATCAATCTCCCTCCTTGCCCCCGCTCTGCTTGCAATTTGCGTGGGGTGCAGCGGAGGAGGGACTTCGATCAATACCACCATTAATGCCAAAGACTATGGAGCACTGGGCACGGGATATCCTATTGATGATACGGCGGCAATTCTGGCTGCAGCAGCATCCGTACCGGCGTCCGGTGGGACTCTCGAAATTCCAGCCGGAACGTATTACAGCGCGAAGGGCATCAATATTATCAGGAACAACCTCACCGTCATCGGGGAGGGTATGCCGACCGTCTCTTCAGATTTGCAGAGTCTTAAAGGTGGAACCATCATCCAGAACCAGTTCCAGATCGTTGGTTCGAACATCACAGTCCAGCAGTTGGGAGTAGATTCAGGAATCACCTTTTCCAATGCCCACATGGCCGGATCCGGGACCAACGGCCTGGTGATCCACGATCCGGCCAACCACGTTATCTATCAAAATGTGAACGTCAAGGACTGCGTCGGCCTGTGCCGCATCGGGAATTCCCAGGACTCCACAGCGGCCTTCCACGCGATCCTGCTCGAGGGAATCCAGAATGGAAGCGCCGATAATCTCCTGGGCATAGGCGGCTGGTTCGGCATCGTGCTCAAGGTGAGTGATTTCACCTGTGGATCCCTTCAGGCCCAAGAGAACGATGCAGCCTCGGTCCTCATTAAATCGCAGTCATATGCTCCTGTGGCCCGCGTCAAGGTCGGCAGCGTGACAGTCCAGAACAGCGCGAATTCCCGCGGTTACTTTGGCTTCGAGGTAGTCGCGTGCGATGCCGCCCTCAGCGATGTGACCGTGGGAACCGTGAATGTCACGGGCGGAGGCTCAGCGGTTGGCGTTACCACTGAGGGCTCATTCCCTGTGGATTCCGTATCGATCGGAACGGTCACAGCACAATCCCCGATCAACGGCATCAGCGTCCTTGGCACGGTCCAGGGCCTGGTCATCGACAAGGCCACCATCACCCTGCCCACCCTCGGCTTGGGCCTCACCACGGGGCTGGGCGGACTTCAGACCACCGATCAGCCGCTCAGCCTCTCCGTCAAAACCCTGCGCGTCGTTCCTGGTCCCTACGCCTGGGCCCTGGACATCGCCAGCCCCTCCACGGTGGCAACCTTTGGCATCGTCGATGTCAGTAATGCCGATGGTTCAATCGGTGTGAACTCCAAAATTGATGTCCAGCCCAACACCGTCATTGGCCAATGCATCGGGACCATCGTTTGCCACTAGGTTTCACTCAGGGTTCAGCTGCGCACGCTCACGTGGATCCAGGCTGGCCTTGAACTCTTCGGCCCGGCGGAAAGACTCTTGGAGTCGAGCTGCCATTTTCTGGGCCATCCGCTCGGCCCGGGTGAGAGTCTGAACCGGCTCCTCTTTGATCTTCTTCACGGTTAGACGCCTCCCGTCGCGGGGATCTTGGTCGGGAATTTGAGGTCGGTTAGGTTGAACCAGCTCAGCCCAGAATAGGCGGCGCGGTTGGGCAGCAGCGACAGGTTTCCAGAGCTGTCCATGTTCACAGTAACCGGGACCAGCTGGTTGGTCGTGCCGTTGAACCCGGTCATGTGCGTGATGAACGCAAGACCCGCAGGGTGGAACCCACCGGGCAGCGTCATGAAAATCTCTGCGGTGGCGCCGGATGCGCTGATGCGCCCGTAGCCGCTGGTCCATCCACCCTGGACCAAGATGCCCGTCGCCTGCCCGTAGGCTGCGGCCCACCCATTCACCAGGGCCGGGATGGTCCCAGCGTATTTGATGTTTCCGACGCACTGCCCGATGTTGGTGTTGGTCTGCACGTTGATATTCGAATAGGCCCCGATACTGCCATCGGAGGCGCTCACATCAACAAGGCCCAGAGTCGCCACGGTGGTGGGCGACGCGATGTCCACCGCGAAGGTGTAGGATCCGCTGGGAACCACCCGCAAGGTGTTGATGGCGATGGAGAGCGGGTGATCCGTCCCCAGGCCGCCGACTCCCGTGGTCAATCCCAGCCCAGTGGGCTGCCAGATCGCCGCGGTGCCGATGGTCAGATTGTAAATGGCGCCCCTTACCGCAATGCCATTGGTCCCAAAGCGGGTTGCGATGGTCCCGATGGAAACGGTATCGACGGGGTTGGCCCCTTCAGTGCAGACGGCGACACCGGTGCAGGAGCTGCCGCCCCACACGCTGACGTTGCCCACCGTGACATCGCTCAAGGCGGCGCTGGAGGCTACGACCTCCAGGCCGTAATAGCCACGGGAGACAGCGTTGTAGACCGAGACGCAATTGATATTCACCCGGGCCACAGGGGCATACGATTCAGACTTGAGAATCACGCCGGCCGCGTCATTCTCCAGCGCTCGCAGGGAACCGCAGTTGAAATCGCTGACCTTGAGGACAACCCCGAACCAGCCGCCGACACCCACCAGGTTGTCGGCGTTGCCGTATTGCAGACCCTCAAGGAGAATTCCATGGAACGCCGCCGTGGGATCGAGGTTGTTCCCGATCCGGCATAGGCCGATGCAATCCCTCACGTTGACGTTGTAGTGCATGGCGATGTTGGCTGGATCGTGGATGACCAGGCCATCGGCTCCGGCCCCGGCCAGGTGAGCGGCGCTGAACGTGATGCCCGAATCGACGCCGAGTTTTTCGACCGTGATGTTGTCGCCGATGATCTGGAATCGGTTCTGGATGATGGTTCCACCGACGAGGCTGTGGAGGTCTGCTGCCACCTTCGGCATCCCCTCCCCAAGGACCGTCAGGTTGTTCCGGGTGATGCTGATGCCGACCAGGCTGTAATAGATACCCGCCGGCACATGAAGGATTCCCCCACTGGCCGGGATGGCGGCGGCGGCATTCAGGAAGGCCGTGGTCGAATCCGCCACGCCGGTGGGGTCGGCTCCATAATCGAGAACCGACACGTTCTCGGCGTTTTTCTGATGCTGGGTTCGGGGCACGGCGCCAGTGCCAGCGGCCATAACACCCACCAGGGCATCCCCTTGCCCTGCGGCGGTGGAGGCGAGGGCTGCCGTCAACCCGACCGCGGCCGCGTAGTTCGGGCCTTGGGGGATGACGTTGATAATCAGCGCCGGAGGGGCCAGGAGGGTGACGAAAATAGATTGAGGGTCGACGGCCATTTTTACACCACCTGGGGAGAAATGAGGGCCGTTCCCTGGAGCAGCCGGGTGACGTTGCCACTGGAATCCGTAATCTCCAGCGCGTAATAGGCTTGATACCCGGTCGCGTTGGCCGGGTTGCCAAGTGAGTCATAGCCGATGGGCACGGAAACAAGATTGGAAGGCAGATTGGACAGCAGAGCCGTGAGCGCGGCGGTCTGCGCCGGGGTGGCCGTGATGGCGATCGTGCCGTTGTAGGCCGTCATGGGCTGGGCGGTGACGTTGCCGCCTGATGGGGAGGCGCTGAGGGTGTATTGCGCCCCGACTGTCCCGCTCCCGGTGCCGCCCCCGATATAGGTCTGGATGGTGCAATTTTGGGGGACACCGTTCACGGCGAGGACCTGCCCGGCAACGACCGCCCCGGTGGAGAGCGTCACCTGGGTGAAGATGGTCCCCACGGTCGCGCTGGTCAGGGTCAAGGTGGTCCCGCTGATGGTGCCGGAGAACGCAGCGTTCTGGACGGTGCACGTCGGCGCCAGGAGCTGCACCGCCGAGAAGGCCAGGGCGGAGCGCACCACCATGGCCGCGGTGTAGCCGGTCAGGTTCATGGGCACCCCGGGCGCCGTCTGGGCGACGATGGAGTAGAGCAGGTTGGCCCCGATTTCTATGAGGATGTTTGCGAACCCTGCGGCCATTTCTTCTCCTATGTGGTGCCGAATCCTTGGTTTCTGATGATTGTTTCCAGGGCGATCACCTTGTTGTGCATCGCCTGCACATGTGATAGGTCGGTGGCATAGCTGCCGCTGTAGGTGTAAGCGGCCAGTGTGGTTCCTAGACCGGTCTGCTGCCCCCCCAGCACCTGGACTCCGTTCACCTTGACGACCTGGCCGGCGGCAAGGTTGACCCCGGTGCTGAAGGTGCCATAGGTGGCCCCAGCAGGGGTGACCACCGGGGTGTGGGTATAGACGGTGGCGCTGGCCAGGGTCTGGTTGCCGTTCCCGCCCCAGAGATTGCATGACACCAGCTTGAAATAGAGGAGGGTGCCCATGGCCGAGGGAGGCACGGCATAGCGGAACGGCTGAGAATTGCAGGCCAACACCGGCACACCGGAGCCCTGCGCCGCGGCCGCGGTCCCGTAGGCGCCCCGCACCGGCAGGGTCAAGGTATAGACATTGCTGGAAACCAGGGTCGCCGTGCTCCAGGCCACGAGCTCGCCGTTGACCCACATCATGGGGATCAGATTGGTGGCCTGGGTGGTGGTGTAGCTGGGCAGTGTACCACCCGATGCTCCCAGGTTGACCTGGACCCCGCCGGTCGTGCCGATGGCCGAGCTAGTGACGCCGTAGAGGCAGGGCCCCGAGACCTTCCCGGCCAAGGTGTAGGTGGTGCCATCCAGGCTCACCCAGACCTGGGCGCTGCCCCAGAGGGGACCGCCCGAGGAAGCGATCAGCAGCTCCGGACCACCGCTCACCGAGAACTGGGCCGGCACGTCCATGATGATCGGGGTGTTCGAGGCGCCTGGGTCCACCGTTCCGTTCATGACCGGCTGCGTGGTGATCTGCCCCGTGTAGATGGTCGGGGTGCCGACTCCGACCGGCCACGCCTCGGCCGTAATGGTGATGCCTCCGGATTCGTCCTTCTTTTCCGGGAAGTCCACCGAGACGATCCGGACCAGCAGGGCATTCAGCCCAAGGAATGGATCGCTGATGGTGATGAAGTCCATGGGTTCGAGCAGCTGGAACCGCCACCCCACCTTGAAGGTGTACTGGTTCCGGATGTAGACGCTGCGCTGGGCCTGGAGCCTTGAGACCGCCTGGGCCATGGCGCGCCGGCAGATCATGTGCAGGGTCAGGCCGGAACCCACCTTGGTACCGTGCAGGGCAGTGTCCACCGGTTCCGGATCCTGGACGGCGGAGACGTTGTAGGCCGACATCCGATCCCACCACTCGACCGGGATGGCGTTGAAGACGTCGCTGGTCGAGGTGCGGGTCACCTGCACCGGGTCGTCTCCGGAGGGATCCCCGTTCTCATCCACGGCGCCCAGGAAATCGTCCAGGGTTAGGCTGTAGAGCGGTGTGGTGTTCGGGGTGTAGGTGACGCCGTTGGCGGTGACCGGCGTGTCGCCATAAGGGATCACGTTCAGTTCCATGCCGTTCTGGCCGGCGTGGCAGATGGGCTCGCTGTTGGTCGCCGTGAACAGGTCCTTCAGGTGCTCGGCGGCCGCCTTCTGCTGGTCGAAGGCCGGCGAGACGGCGAAGCCCATGGCCGTGCAGTAGGTCTGCCAGCTGCCTGGATTGGCGTTCATCCAGGCGACCTGGGCCGCCACCTGGACCGTGGTCTCCTCCTGCTCCTCGATGGCGTTCCAGGCGATCACCGCGCCGGTGGCCGGCGCTGTGGTGAACGAGATGGCGACATAGCCGCCGTTGTTGACGATGGTGAAGCCGCCGAACTGCTGGATGCCGTTGAGGTAGTAGCTCGGGTCCACATAGGCCGTGCCCCAGGGGATGGCGGCGCCGGCCACAGTGAGCAGGTTGAACACGGTGGTGCTGGCGTTGCCGGTGCCCACCGGGATCAGCGTGGTGGAGGTCAGGTAGGGGCAGCCGGTGATGAGGGCGGAGATCCGCGAGGTGGACCAGCCAGGCACGCCATGGATGGGAGAGGTCAGGAAATCTACCAGCACAGCCGAGGGCTTGGCGTCGTTCATGATCGCTTCGGTGGTATTCCAGGCCACCACCGCATTCAAGGGGGGAGCGATCGAGAAGGTGATCGCATAGGCGTTGGATACCTTGCCCACCGTGAAACCGGAGGTCTGCTGGACTCCATTCAGATAGAAGCCCGGGTTGATGTAGCCCGTGAAGGGCGGCGTGGTGCTGTCGGTGACCTGGGCCCCGTTGGTGTCCAGCAGGTAGAACACGGTCCGAACCGTGTCGCCCAACCCCAGGGTGGTCAGGCTGTTGGTATCCGGCTCGGTCGCCAGGAGTGCCTGGACCTCAAAGGCATTCGTCGGCAGGCTGGCGTTGGAGCCCATGTCGAACGTGTCATTGCAGGCCAGGGCGATGCCCGGGTAGCCCACCGCCTTGATCGGGTGATTGGTCTGCCAGGTGCTCCAGGGGAACTGCGGCCGCTGGCCGTTGAGCACGGTCATGCCGTAGAAGCTCAGGGTGTTTTCCGCGGCGTTCTGCCACATGCGGTTGATGCCCGCAATGGGCCCCTCGCACAGCGCCAGGATGGCCCCGGCGCTGTAGGTGTAGCTGGTGGAGACGCTGCCGCCCTTGCCGGTGCGGGTGCTGTTGGCGTGGGTGACGAAGTCGTCGTAGTCGACCAGGTTCCCGGTTACCCGGGTCGTCCCATAAATCAGCGGCAGGGATCCGCCGTAGGAGCTGGTCTGCAGGTTGATGCCCACCAGCTGGTCGGTGGAGGTGCGCTTGGTGCCAAAGAGCCCCAGCGGGTCCATGAGGGTGTGCTTGCCGCCGCCCATTATTTGCCCCCCCAAGGCGACCAGAACCCGACGAAATGCTTGACCAGGTCGGCGTTGCCCTTGGCGTCATCCAGGACGACCATGCCGGCCTTGAGGTAGGCGTGGATCACCTGGGGCCAGCGGGTAACGATGGCGCCGTGAGAGATCGTCCGGCCAATCCGGTAGAGCACGATGTCCCCCGGGCGGGGTGGACCTTCGATCCGGTGGGCGTACTGCTCGACGTGCGCCAGGTAGCGTTCCTCATCCTTGTGCATGTGCCAGTCGTGGGGATATTCGGCCGGGATGATCTCCGGCATGACCCCGGCAGCCTCGTAAACCAGGGCCAGCAGTTGGCCGCAATCCACCCCGGCGCCCTTGACCCGGGCCATGTGGGCGTAGGGCGTGCGCAGCCAGGACAGGGCCTCCTGGACCACGGCGGCGCGCTCGGTTGCTTCGCTCATAGCCCACTCTCCGCAGGGGGCACGAAGGGGCAGCCCCTGAAGTAGCCCAGGTTCCAGGCCGTGCCGGTGCCAGCCGCGGTGGCCGTGGCCGTGAAGATGGTTCCCACTGCGGCTCCCGCCGGCGCGCCCGCGGCCGTCCAGGTGGTGGTGCCCAGGCTGGTGATCTGGTAGACGGCGCCCACCACCAGGACCGGGCTTGCGGTGCCCCAGAACTTCTGGCAGGCCGCCATGGAGCGGGCACAGCCGGGGTAGACCGTGAAGGTGTCGCCGGGGGCGGGAGTGGCCGGCAGGGACGTGGCCGGCGTGATGGTGGTGCCATCGTAGGCCGAGACCGCCACGGAGGTGCCAGAGCAGACCCCAGAGGTGAAGCTCAGCACGCCGTTCTGGTAGTAGTTCGCGGGCTGGGCCGGCGCGCCTTTGATTGCCGTCGCCGTCGAGCCGCTGGCGGTGGTCCCGATGATGGTCAAGGCTGGGATGCTGATCCCGCAGGAGGCGTCCCCGAAAGTGTTGGCGCAGGCCGGCAAGAAAAGGGTCCTGGGCATCTGTACGGCGAGCAGGACCGTTGAGGAGGACACGTGCAAGACCACCTCGGTGCTTCCGAGATCTACGTCCGCCACCAGGCCGTCGAAGAGGATGTATCCCCCAAGGGTCGTGGTGTCGCCCCAAGTAGGCATGACCACTCGGGTCACCAGGACCTGGGCGTTGTCGAAGGCGCCGTTGTGGGCCGCCAGGGTGCAGTTCACCCCCAGGACCTGGGCCGACTGGCCACAGAACTGGGTGAGGTCCATGGTCGATACCTCGAGGCCCCGGGTGTTGCGGATCTCCCCACGCTCGAGCACCGGCTCCCCGGCGTTGTCCACGGCCGCCGTGTAGAGGTTGCCGGCGTAGGTGAGGTTGATATCGGCGTCGGTCCACCGGAACACCTGCCCGGTCTGCAGGGAGATCTGGTAGAGATCAGCCATCAGAAAGGTGCTGTTGGCGGCGAGATAGGCGATGAGGGCGGGGGAGGCGTATCTCATTTCACGCTCAGAAGCCGGATCGAGCCGCTTTTCCACACGAGATAGACGATCTGCTCAAGGTCGAGCTGGTCCTGCTGGAACCGGCAGGTCCGGACCACGCCATCCACCGGATCCAGGAAGTTGAAGGTCCCGAATTGGCCGGCCATGGAATCGAAAAAGGTCTTCAGCGCGAGGACCTCGTCAAATAGCGTCTGGGCACTGAAATTTGCCTGGCGCAGAAAGTTGAAGGTCAGTTCGTAGGAGAACTTCGGGGAGCTCCACCAAGAGGCCCGCTGCTCCTTGCCGGTGGCGCCCGACTGGACGCCGGTGGAGTAGATCGGTCCGGTGCGCTTCACGGCGATGTCGAGACCGGGCAGGCTGGGGAACGTGGCGGTCATGAGCGCCTCCCGTTCCTGGCCATGCCACCAAGGGCACCGGCCAGGGCGGAACGGTTGGAGGACTTGCCCAGGAACTGTTTGACGCTCTTGGCGTCCATGGCGTGCACGTGGATGACGTTCCCGCCCCCACTGTTCCCGCCGCCCCCGCCGCTGCCCTGGTTGGCGACCATGTCCCGGATCCCGGTGGCCAGCGGGGCGCTCATGACCATCTCGTTTTTGTGGATCTGGGCCACCTGGTCGCTCGGGACCTGGTCCCAGCCGCCGGCGGCGGAGGCCATGGCCGCCATCGCCAGGCCGGAACTGTAGGCTTCAGCCCCGACCCCCGGCGCCATCGCCCAGCCGTAGACCGGGATCGCCGCGGCGCTGGCCATCGCATTGACCGCGTAGACGGCCGCGGCCCCGGTGGCCTCGGAGACCCCGGTGGTCTTCTGCATGACCAGGCTGGCGGCCCACTTGATTGCCTCCTGGATGCCCCACTGGACAAAGAAATTGATCAGGCCGTCCAGGGCCGAGCTCAGCACGTTCTGGAACGCCTGGCCCCAGGTCATGGTGCCGTGGATCAGGCCAGTGATCGACTTGCTGAACCCGCCGGTCATGGAGCCGAAGAACCCCTCCCACTGGGCCCGCTGCTTGGCCAGCGACTGGTTTTCGAGCTCCTGGATCTTGGTGGCATTCTGCCGGGCCGCGTCCAGCTTCTTGTTCTGGAGCTTTTGCCAGTCGGCGGTGCTGATGCCCTCCCGCTGCTGCTCCTGGGTGAGGGCCTGGACCTCCATCGTGGCGGTCTGCTGCTGCAGCTGCACCCGGGCAGCCAGTTCCTGCTGCGCCGACATGCGGGTGGTGGCCACCTTCTGGTTCAGGGCGGCCGTCTGGTTGGCGAGCCCATCCTTGGCGGCCTGGGTCTCCTCCCGGGCCGTCTCTTTGGCCATGGCGGCGATCTCTTTGTCCGCCTCGTCGGTGCGCTTCTGGAGTTCGGTCCGAGCCTTTGCCTGCTCCTGGGTGCCCTTCAGGGTCAGCTCGGCGATCTGATGCTCGGTCGCGGCGACGATGGCCTTTTTCTCGTTCTGCAACTTGGCGAATTCGGCGGCATAGTTGATGTCGGCCTTGCTCAGCTTGGAGATACGGGTGTTCACCGCGGCCAGCTCGGCGGCCGACTCAGTCATCACAGCGGCCTTCTCCTGGGCCAGGGCCTCCATCTTCGTGGTTGCTTCATCGGCCACGCTCTGGTTGAGGGCGTCCTTCTTCGCCTGGTAGGCCTGCTTCGCGGCCGCGACTTGGCCGAGCATGGTCTGCTCGGCGAGCTTCTGCGCTGCCTCGGCCTGCTTCAGCGAGTCGTCCTTGGCGTGCGGGTCGACGTAGGTCTTCTTGTTCTCCTCCCCGGCCCGGTGCGCGCCGGCGTCCATGGAGTCCTTGCTGGTCCGGAGCCCCTCGGCATAGGCTGCGTTCCACTCCTTGGCCTTGGCGATCGCCAGGTCCATGTCCAGGATGACGTTCTTCCGCCAGTCGTCTGCGGCGTTGCCGGACTGGATGAACCCACGCCGGGCCAGTTCCATGGCGTCGTTGCTGGCGTTCGCGTGCTCGGTGGCCGCGGCCTTCACATTGAGCCACGCCATTTTCATCACGCTGGCCCAGGCGGACACCCCGGCGGCGTAGGCCTGGTCCGCGTTCTTCAGCCGGCCCTCGGCCTCCTCCATCTGGTGCATCTGCTCGATGGCGAAGGGGCTGATGATCTGCACGCCCTTGGCTTCCTCGGCGTGCTTCACGAACTCGTCCAGCAGCATGCCGGTCTTGGCGCCGGCCCGGCCCAGGGCGAGCATCAGGAACTCGTTCTTCTGGAGCGGAGACGCCATCTCGTTGGCGATCTCGTTCACCTTGACCATGTAGTCGCCGAACGTCATGTTCGCCAGGCTGGCCTTGTCTGCGGCCACGCCGTTCATGACCAGGCCTTCGGCGTTCGACTTCACGGCCCGGGTCATGCCCTGCATCAGCCCGGTGAGGTCCTCCGTGGATCCGCCCGAAAGCTGGATGGCGGCCACGTACTGGTTCATCTCCTGGTTGCTGGCGCCGGTGCTGTATTTCAGGGTGGCGAAGCTCTTGGCCAGGGCTGTGGTCGCCTCGATCGACTCCAGGACGTATTCGACCGACGCCTTGATACCTTCGAAGGCGAGACCCACCGCGGCCAGGCCGAGGGCCGCCACGCCCATGCTTTCGATCGTCTCGGCCATTTTGCTGATGCTGCCGGTCATGCCCTCGGTGGCTTCCTTGACGGCATCATGGGCCTTGCCCATCCCGGACAGCAGGCTCTGGATCTGCGCGGTGAACTCGACTTGAACCTTGCTGTCATCGCTCATTTCACATTCCGTTCAGGAGGTTGACGATCGATTGCACGTCCTGGGGCTGTTCGGGTTGTTCAAGCTTTTTGGGCTTCTTCTTCGGCTTGGGGCCCATGAGGATGTGGATCGGGGGGTGCTTGGCCCAGTAGCCCACCAGGTTCATCACCTCCGGCCAGGGGATGGTGTCGGCTTGCGCCGGCAGACACCCCAAGGCCGTGCAAATGAGCCCTGTCGTTTCGCCAAAGTCTAGGGGTTCGGTTCCACCTTGGCGTTCGCTTCCGGGCGGGAGAACGTCGCCTGGAACAGGGCCAGGGAGGCGGCGAGGAGGTCCACCGGGGCTTCGGCGTCCAGCTGGTCCTGGGTGACGCCCGCCAGCAGCAGGAACGCATTCGCGTTGTCGACGTTGGTGATGATGTCGGCGGCCGGCGCCGAGAGGGCGTCGATCGCGGCGCGGTTGGCCTTGACCTGGCCGTAGGTGAGGGGGGGTAGGACTTGCAGCATGGGCGCTCCTTAAACGCTGGTGTAGGCGTAGGCGACCTGGCCGGCCAGGTTCTGGCAGGCCTGGAAGTCGATCTCGTCGCCGGTGTAATCGTTGTTCTTGAAGGACAGCGCCATCTTGCTGATGGCCACGTTGGGCAGCATGATGCCCGCCTGGCCGCCGATCGGGCTGGAACTGTAGTTCTCGTACAGCGCGAGCTGGAAGTAGGTCTGGGTGCCCATGAGCTGGTTGGTGAGGCTCACGGTCTGTCCGGTCGCTGCCACGGTCCAGCTGTAGCAGAGCGCCATCAGGTGGGTGGAGTCGGCCGCGGCGAAGGTGTAGACGCCGGTGGCGGGCACGACCGAATACTGGCCGGTGGTCGGGCCGGCAGCGACCCAGGTCAGCCACTTCTGGCTGGTGGTGTCCCAGACGCCCAGGTCCTGCTTGAAGGTGGCGCCGTGCACCGCGGTGATGCTGTTGGCGGTGGGAGTGGCCGGACCTTCCAGGTAGATGCCCTGGACGTTGCCGGCGGCCACGGTGGCGCCGCTCAGGATCTGCTGCAGCAGCAGGCTGTTCACGGTCTTGAAGGTGGCCTTCCCGGTGATCTTGCCTTCCGCCTTGGCGATGTCCAGGGCGAACTGGCTCTGACCGATCAGCTCCTTCAGGGTGTAGCTGATGTCGATGTTGACGTCGGTCAGGACGCCGATGGGGATGGGCTGCGAGCCCACGATGGCGGTGAGGAAACCCACACCGAAATTGACAATCTGGCCCATGGCGGGGCTCCTTTAAAAGAGGCCCAGGATCCGGGAGCGCAGCTGCGCCGTGAGATCCATGAGCAAGTTGTGGTGGACGGTGGGGATGTGGGCGCTGACGTTGGCGCGCACTTCCTCGGCGAAGGTGTCGATGTGGGCGTTGATGGCGGCCAGTAGCGCCTCGGTCTCGGCGGGCACGGCCTTGACCTTGGCTTCCACCTGGGCGATGGCCGCTTCTGCGGCGGCCTCGATCCTCTGGATGGTGGTCTCGGGCAGCTCTGGAGCGGCTTCGACCGGCGCAGGGATGGCGTCCGGGGTGGGAATGGCGGTTTCATCGGACACGGCTGGCTCCTTCAGTTGACGAGGATGGAGAGGGGGATGATGGCAATGCCCTGGTCGCCCAGGAGGTCGCCGGAAGTGGTGATGGCCCCGTCGATCCAGACGTGCTTGACCAGGCCGCCGAGGGTCTGTTGGAAGCCCTGGCCCCAGGGCCCCGGGTTTGCCTGGTGGCCGACCATCTTCTCGAGCTGGTCCAGAAATCCGTTCAGGACGATGCTGGGCGGCACGGTCGGATCAGGGCTCTGGACGTAGAGGTAGATCTGGGCTTTGAGGGTCCAGACCACGGGGACGCCGCTGGGGTCGTTCTTCGGATCCTGGTCGCCGGCGCCCAGGAACAGGGCCGGCTGCTGCTCGCGGGGGACTTCCGACCAGTGTTTCGGCCGCCGCGACGGGTTGATCAGCCCGGGTAGCGTCGACACCAGGGCAAACAGGGCATTGAGGATGGGTTCGCGGTTCACAGGGCACCTCTTATGACCTGCTCCAGCTCCAGCCGGATCTGCGGGCGTAGGTCGTTGAGCGCGGCGCGCAGGAAGGACCGCTCGGGCAGTTTCGTGTGCTGGTTCCGGGTGAACTCGTGGACGAGGAATTCCTGGGCCAGCCCGAACTTGTGCTTGAGCCGCCACTTCTGGGTCGCGGCGTTCACGCTGCTGCGCATGTACTCGTGGACGGTGACCAGCTTGTGCTGGTCGACGCCGAACTCATGGGCCCGGGCATAGACCAGGTTGGTGCCGACCGAGCCGGTGATGGAGGAGCCCTGGTCGTCCACCTTCATGTTGATGCTGCGCCGCAGGGTGCCGGTGACGTTGTGCAGGACCTGGCCGGAGAGTTTGTCCTCCTTGACGTGGGTGAGCAGCGTCACGGCCAGGCGCGAGATCCGGTCCTTGAGGCGGTCGTGGATCGCGGGCCCGGCGACGGCGAAGTGGGCGATGACGGTCTCGGCGCCGACGATCCGCCCGGCTAGCATGGGACCACCTTCTTCCAGTCCGCCAGGATGGTGGCGACGCTGGGCGGGAGGTCCTTGATGATGAAATTGGTCTGCTGGCCGCCCATGGCAATGCTGGCGTTGCCGATCCGGTCCCGCTCCTTCCAGCGCATGGCGGCGAGCTCGAGGCAGGCCTGCTCCAGGTCCAGAGGGGTGGTAGCGTAGCCAGCCGTGTAGGTGATGACGCAGTTGGCCACGTCGTCATCGTCGAAGGTATAGCCCCGGAGCGACACGCCATCGTTGGCCAGAACCCAGCCGTCCTGCCCGGGCCCAGGCGACGGAGGGATGGTGATCCCGTCGACCATCACCGACGCCACCGCCGTCACCGGGTACTGGCCCAGAACCATCCGAGTGCCACCGTTCCCGTCCCGGGTCTCCGTGTAGCTCTGGCTGGTAATGTTCCGGTTGATCAGGCTCTGGATGTAGTTCGACACGGCCGTCACCAGGCGCTGCATGTCCGGCACGGTGACAGTGGCGCCCACCCAGGACATGAAGTTGGCGACGGTGGTGAGGTCTCGGGGATCCGGGCCGGACATGGTTTAGGCCTTGGGCTGCGGGTTGTTGATGGCGTCGGTGACGGCCTTGATCAGGTCGGGGCGCTTGATGTCGGGCGGCAGCTGCAGGCCCAGCTGATCCGCCTTGGCCAGCAGGTCGACGTTCTTCCACTGGCTGATGGGGACGGTGACTTCGGCGGGCTCGGCCGGGGCCGGGTCGCCAGGGATGATGCCGAAGGCGGCCAGGTCGGCCGCGGCTTCCTCGGGCAGGTCGACCACGCCGTTGGCATCGGCATCTGCCGAATGGTCCTGCCAGCTGACGGACGTGAGCGGAGAATTTGGGCGGTAGAAATGCATGGGAACCTCAAAGAGGAACCCGAGAGCCCCGAAGGGCCCCCGGGCGGCCGGCAGGCCTAGCCGTTGGTGATGTTGGTGATGACGCCGAGGCTGGGCGGGAAGTAGTGCTGCAGCACGCCGTCGGCGTAGACGCCGTACTCGTACTTCCGGCTCTTGAGGGGCCATTCCAGCTGGTAGTAGTCCCGGCGCAGCTTCTTGCGCACCACGTCGGCCACCCCGTTCAGGGGGTAGGGCACGGCGTCGGTGTAGAACAGGATGGTGCCCGGGGGCAGGAGCGGGTGGACCTGGATGGGGATGTCCACGTTCATGACCTTGTTCAGGTACGAGCCGACCACCGCGCCCGCCGCGATCTTGCCGTCGGCGATCTTGCTGGCGTCCATCGTGAAGCGGAGCAGGGGCGCGCCGCCGTTGGCGATGATCTTCTTGGTGATGTTGATGCACTCCTGGCTGGACACGAAGATCCGGGTCGGGCTCAGGCGGTAGCGGTTGTAGAAGGTGGCGAAGGCCAGCTCGAAGTCGGCGATGCCGCCGGCGCCGTCCGAGGTGAGCGCCGTGCCGGTGCCGGCCACGCCGGTCGCCAGGGTCGCGTAGTAGGCGTTGGAGCCCGCCTTGGCGGCCAGGGTGAACAGGCCGTCATAGTCCAGGGCGCTGGTGCTGTAGTCGTTGGCGGTCAGGGCCGAAGCCAGCTGGCCGGAGGCCGGGAAAGTGGTCAGGACCACCGAGTTGATGCTGGTGATGGCGGCCAGGCGCTCGGTGCCGGCCGTGGATCCGACGAACCAGGCGTAGCCCCAGGCGCCCTTGACGGCGGCCACGGAGCTGGCGATGGAGCCGTTGGGGCCGGTGACGTTGGCGGTCTGCGCGGTGCTCTTCTGGGCGTTGCCGCCGCCGAAGGTGTCGATGCTGCCGTCGGTGTTGGTCTTGGAGATCTGGCCGGGGACCTGGGCGACGGTCGGGTCGAAGATCTGCCCGGTGATGCCGTCGTTGTGGCCGGCGACGTCCAGGTAGGCCTGGGGGCCGAGGGCGACGCAGATGACCGAGGCGGTGGCCGCGGTCGCCATGGAGCCGGCGGTGCCGACGACGTTGGTCGGGGTGGGCGTGGTGCCCAGGGCGTTGCTGGTGTTTCCGCCCAGGTCCAGGCGCTCTTCCTGGATCATGAGGGACTGGAGCAGCTGCTGCACGGCCAGGGCCTTCAGGTCCATGAATCCGGCGGCCGCGAGGTCCGCCTCGAAGGTGACGAAGTTTTCCAGGCCCCACCCGCGGTAGGCGGCGAGGTATTCCGTGAGCTGCTGGGCGATCACGCCGCCCCGGTTGCCTTCAGAGACGCCCGCGCGCTGGTTGGCGCTGTTGATGCCGGTGATGGCCTTCCAGTTGGCCTGGGAGCCGAAGCCGGTGACCCGGCGCGGGATGATGTTGCGCAGGGGCGTGAGGACGGGGATGAGCAGCTTGGCAGGGGCTTCCAGGTCGTAGAGCTGCATGCCCTGGGTGGCGGTGGCGGTCTGGCTGAAGGACTTGGTCAGCTCGTCCACGATGGGGGCGGACTGGGCCTTCTTCAGCTGGGCAAGGATTTCGTTGGTGTCCATGGTTTGTTCCTCCGAAGAACTAGCGGGTGATGGCGGCGCGCATGTGGGTCGCCTTGATGAGGAGGCGGGCCTGTTCCTCGGGGGGAAGTTTGGAAATTTCCTCGGCCTGCTTTCTCAGCTCGGCGTCGTCGATGGATTCGGGGTTGCTGACATCTCCGCTCTTGGAGACGACGGAATTGGCGTTCAGGACGCCCTTCGGGGCCGCGGGCTCGGCCTCCAGTTGAGCCACGCGCTTGGTGAGGGTGTCGATGGTGGTCTGGGCCTTGGCGAGGTCGGTTTCGAGGCTCTGCATCTTGACCAGGTCGCCGGCGGCCGCGGCTTTGCCGGTGTCCGCGCCAACTTCGGCGTCCGGCTTCTCCGCCCAGACCTCGGCCAGGGCGTTCACGGCATCGACCGCGACCTTGTGCAGGGTCTCCAGCTTGGTCTTGTCGACCGCGGTGAACTTGGCCTTGGTCAGGAGGGTGCCGTCGACATTGACGGATCCGCCGATTTCCATGGAGACTTCGCCCTTGGCCAGCTTGGCGGCCATCGCCATCACCTCGACGGTGGGCGGCGCCGGCAGGGTCGCCAGCAGTTCCTCAATTTCCTCCTTGGCCATGGCCTGGAAGATCTCGGCGCCCTGGGCCAGCCAGTCGCGCAGCGCCGCGGGCACCGGGCTGCTGTCGCCCTCGTACTCGGCCTCATAGGCGGTGTCCTGGGCCAGCCAGCCGATCTGGGCGATCAGGCCGGCGAAATCCTGGACAGTCCACAAGCCCTTGCGCAGCTCGCCCAGGGTGGGATCGTCGGCGCCGTCGACCTTGGCCAGCTTGAACACGGCCTCCGGGTTGGAGGGCCGGTCCACCACGGAGATCTCGGTGAGGCGGATGCCGGTGATGATCGACTTGTTGACCGAGTCGCGGCTGGTGATCTTGCCGCCGACACTGAAGCCCTTGAGCACGTCCTCCTCGATCTTCATGACGGTCGTGGGGTCCACGATCTTGGTTTCGAGGTGGGTGACGCCGGCGTCGTCCACTTCGCACTTGATGGCGGAGCCGGCGGCGATCGGCTGGTGCATCTCACGGATCGCGCCGAACTTCATGTAGTCGGGCAGCGCGGCCTTCATGGCCTCGGCGGTGATGGTCTCGCCGTCGGCGTCCACAGCCTCACTGGAGGCCACGCCGGAGACCAGCATGGTGCCGTCTTCCTGCTTCTCGACCTTCTCGAAGGCGACGAAAAAAGCGGCTTTGCGTTTCATACGATCGCTCCCGTGATGGCGTTCCGCCAGTTCTTGCCGTCGAACGTGATCTCCACGCCGAGGGTGGTATCGGCGAAGCGCATGTTCTTGGTGGGGTTGGCCGGCCGGATCGAGGTCGTGCCGACGCCGCCCAGCGCCGAGAGGTGCCAGCCGTTGGCCCGTAGGACGAGGGCGTCCATGTCCGGCACGTCGACCGGCGCGCTGGCGGTGGTGGAGTAGGAACGCCCGTTCACGACGGTCGTGATGGGGTTGTTGTCGGGGGGAAGCATTCGGATCAGGACCATTTCAATCCTCCGTTTCGTTGCTGAGGACCGGCAGCAGGTCGCACCGGCAGTCGGGATGTCCGGGGCACTCGGTGTCCCCGCTGGGCCACGCCTCGGTGGCGTCGCCGGTTTCGGGGTCCATCGGGACCTCAACGTCGTCGTTCGATTCGCATTCAGGGCAGACCTTGTCGTCGCCCTCGTTCGCGGTGATCCACTTCAGTCCGCCCACCACACCGGAGGCGGCATAGGCCAGGGTGTTGCCGCGCACGTCGGCGAAGGCCCGCTCGGTCCTGGCGATCAGCTCCGCCCGGGCCTCGCTGAACCCGTAGTCGGAGCTGATGACTTCGGCGATCTGGTCGGCGCTCATTCCCAACTCGATCCCGGCAGCCAGGTCACCGCGCAGGCTCACCCGGGTGGTGTTGGCCAGCTTGGTCACCAAGTCGGCAGCGTGCTGCTCGGCCCAGGTGACGGCGCGCTCGTTGACCTGGTCCAGCAGGTCCGCCGTGGTCTTGGCACCCACCTGGGCCAGGCCCTGGGCCACGCCATCCTGGGCGATCGCGGCCAGGATCGGCTCCAGGTCGTCGCCCAGCTCGTGCCAGTCGATGTTCGAGGCCTCCAGGAGCTGCTTGGCCTCCTCGCTGGACATCTTGGCCATCTTCTCGGCCGTGGGCGGCATGGCGGCGTGCAGGGCCTCGGCGATGGGCTGGACCTGGGCCTTGAGGAAGGCCAGGGTGGTCTTCTTGAGCTTCGCCTCGAGCTTCTTGACGGTCTTCCGGTCGCGGTTGATCGGCTTGACCTTCTTCGCCGCCTTGGCGAACTTTGCGGCCGGGGGCGCCGGCGCAGGCTTCGGTTCGGCAGCCGGGACCTGGGCGGGGGCAGCCGCGGCAGGGTCGGCGCCAGGAACGGCGGGCGCGCCGGGGACAGACCCGGGCACCAGAGTGCCCACCACGGCGATCGGCTCAGGATCCGGCAGGGGCTCAAGCCCGCGGTCCTCCCGGCACTCGTTGACCTCGCGCACGCCGGAGTTGATGTCGATCTGGTCGACCTGGGCCTGGATCAGCGGCTCCATGGAGGCCTCGTCGCTCCAGACGAACTCCAGGTCCGGCGCGCCGAAGCAATCCCGCAGGATCCGGTCCATGAGCGCCTTGACCCACATCATGACGGGCGCCAAGCCCTCGCTCAGGGCCGCCTTCTGGACGGTGTCGGCCACCGACCTGTTGGTCTGCTTGATGAGGGCGGTGGGGCTGATGGAGAACGCGAAACAGATGATCCGGGCCAGCCAGTCGTCCATCTCGTCCTTCAGCGCCGCGGCCTTGGTGTCGATCGGCGTCACGCCTTCGGGGATGAACTTCGCGGAGCGGCGCTGACGCAGGTTGCCCTTGTTCATGGAATCCCAGTTGTCCTGGAATTTCTTGATCTGATCGACATTCCATTCCTTGGGCACACTGAAGATCAGGTCGGGGGCGTTACCGTCCGTGTAGTAGCTCAGCTGGTGCAGCTGCCGGCGCAGGGCGATGTTGACGGTCGTCATGACCTGCTCCACCGGGCCGTAGCCGAACGCCCGGTGGGTCCGGGGGTTGCGGGGCATGTAGAGCAGCTCCTGGCGGGTGTAGTCGCAGACCGGGACGCCCTTGATGATCTGCTGGTAAGCGGGGCCCTTCATGGGGGTCCGGCCGGTGGGGTCCAGGATCCGCTTGATGGTGGCGCCGTCGATGCACTCCAGGGAGTAGAGCGCGCCGCCCTTGGTCCGCCGGTTATAGACCGCCGGGGCATCCAGGACGAAGACGTCCTCGCAGAGCATCCGGATCCAGGTGCCGAAGGGGTGCTCCAGGTCCGGGTAGGCCAGGAAGTCGGTGTACTTCTCAATGCGGGGGTCAGGCCCGGCGCCCTTCTTAACGATCTTCTGGCCGCGCTTCTTGAGCTCCCAGGACAGCTTCTCGATCTGGTCCTTGCGGGTCTCGATCACCAAGCGCAGCAGGTCGTAGCCATCGGCCAGGTTCCGGAGCTCCGAAAGCTGGACGCCCTCGTAGGGCTTCGGCGTGATCTGGATGTTGTAGCCGGTGGCGAAGTCGAAGGCCCGGCCCTCGGTCTGCTCCTGGGCGTACGGCTGGAGCGGGACGCCCGGGCCGAAGAACTCGTTGCCGTTGTTGCCGACGGTGAACGACCAGATCCCGGCGCCGCCGGGAGGGACGTTGAGGTCGGTGGCTTTGCCGCCGGGAGCGGTGCTCATTTGCCGACCCCTTCGAGGTCCTTGGCGCAGAAGTCAGGAACCGAGCAGCCCTTGCCCTGCAGGAATCCGAGCAGGTGCGAATGGGACTTCTCGGTGTCGGTGATCCGCCGCTCGTGCTTGGCGATCTCGGCGAAGGCGGCGTCGATCTTCTCCACCACCATGGTCTGCAGCAGCTGCTCAACCTGGCGGAGCTGCTGCTGCTGGTCCTGCTGCCGGCTGCGCCGCTCGGAGCGGATCATGCCGTAGATCGACAACCAGGTCGTGACGAGGATGCCGAACAGGGCGATGGCGATGGTGGGCGTCATCAGAATCTCCAGCCGAGGCGAGCGGTGGCGTCCACAGTTGCGTTCCCGGCCGGCAGCACCCGGCGGACCACGTCCACGCCGGCGCGGAAGGGGCCAAGGTCGCGCTCGACAAAGGCGCCGGCGGTGCTGGTGCCGTAGATCGCACCGGCGGCCCAGGGTCGGGGCTGGCCCTGCAGGGCGGTCACGGCGATTCGAAGGCTGGCGGCCTCGCTCTGGAACCCCACGGCCGCGGTGTGCGCGGAATCGTAAGCGGACTGGAGAAAGGCGATCTTGGAGGCCTGGGCCTGGGTCAGGTCGGTGAGGTCGGCGATCAGCCGATCCTTGTCCGCGTCCACAGGAGACGCGAGAGGTTCCGGCACAGGCTGAGGATCGGGTGCTCCGGGAGTGGCGGGAGGTCGAACAGCGCGGGGAGCGCGGGCCCTTGCCTCATCCAGCGCCAGGCGGGCGCGGTCCTGGGCAACATTTGACTGCCCGGCGCTGATGGCGGGGTCTTGCGCTTGCGCGGCCTTGGCATTGTTCACCCCCACAGCCAGGGCGTTGACCGCCTTGGCGTCCTGCTTGTCGGCCTTTGCGATCGCGGCGGATGCCACCTTGTGCGAGCTGCAGGACTGGGCGTCGAAGCCCACCCAGATGCAGCCCAAGGCCAAAACCGCCATGCCAAGCCACTGCCATTTCAGCGGGTTCACTGGTCACCTCCTGGACGGCGGCGGAAGTTGGACAACTTGACGGCGGCCCAGATCGTGGCGAAGGCCGCGGCCCAGTTACCGTCGATGTGCGGATGGACCTGCAGCCAGTAGATGGAGAACGGGAACAGCACGCAGAAGGCCATCGCGTCCAGATCCACGACCGGATCATCGGTGTTCATCGCGTGGGAGATCAGGGTCTTGATCGGCGTCCACGCCCTCTGGTACCACTTCGGGGAATTCCCAGTCGTAGGGTCGGCACAGGGGGCAGTCGCACATTCGGGGCTCACGCGACGACCTGCAGGCGGCGCACGCCGGAATCAGCCACGGCCTGGCGCACGTCATGCGCCTGGATGATGCAGCCCTCGCTGGAGTTTGCCGGGTCATCCCCGCCGGCGCCGTGCATGAAGAACTCGCCACGGCCGAGCATGTCGTTCTCGGGGTCCGGCGTGAGCTGGAAGGTCAACTGGCCAAGCTTCGGGTGGTGGAAGGGCTCACTCATCGTGTACCAGCCCACCGGTAGTGGGCCGATGAACCTCACGGCCTGCATGGCCGGATTGTTCCGCCCCTGGATGTGGTCGGGGTTCACGCCGACCCGAGAGTCATTCCCAGCCCAGCCAGTGCCGAGCAGGGTTTCAGTGCCATCGTCCTCAACTTGAACAAGCGCGCCGCTGTCCTGGGTGAACCGGTCATAGGCCATGACGCGCTCCTTCTGGAGCCGCCACGATCAACGGCCAAGAGGCCTCCACGGCCCTGCCGGGAAGGCTGAGGGCGCTTGCGATCGCGGCGGGTTCCAGAGGCATCGGGGAGGATCTCCGCTCCCCAACTTCTCCCGCTTAAGACGACCCGGCTATCAAGTGATCATCCCAATTACTCCAATGGTTCCAATTACCCCAATTACCCCACTTCAGGCATGACGGTGGCGAGTTCCTGGACAGCCGAGCGCAGCCAGCGGAGCTTGCCGCCCGGGGTCAGCTTCCAGGGGATGTGGTCGCGGAACTTGATCCGGAACGTCTGGTCGCTGATCCCGCCGTCCAAGATCTCGTTCGCTTCGCGGGTGGTGATCCAGGCGCTGGTCATCATGCCCCCCAGTAAAGGTCGTGGCTGTCGGGATGGCCGGCGTTCAGCACCACCCAGCAGGCTTTCCGCAGCTTGCGCAGGATGCGGTTCTCGGCCGGCGTCGGGGCCGTGATCCAGCCGAAGCCAGTGCCAAAGGTTATGGTCATACTGGCCCCCACATCGGAAAGAAGTCATCAGGCAGAGCGGCCAGCAGCGCCCGGCGGAACCCGGGCGGATATGGCGCCTCGGGGTGGTAGCGGCCGGCCTCGAGGTCCCAAGGCACGGCAAACTGCACCACGGCTTTCACGGGGAGGCCCAGCTGGGGATCGGCCACAACCTCAGCCGTGAACTCGTGCTGGCGCCGATACATAGGCATGCCGACGAGTCTGACCACCTCCGCCACTTCTGGGATCGGCTGGTAGAGCGCTCTCAGGTCTGGGCCGCCTTCCTCGCGGCTGGGAATGTTTCCAAGGTTCATACCCTCACCCCTCCCATTTCTTCCTCGTCTTGCCCTGCCCCTGCCATCTCCTGCTCCATCCAGTCGAGCATGCCGGTCATGGCACCGGCACCGATCAGCGCGTGCTTGATGAGCTGGGTGAGCATGTCCACCTGGTCGTCGTGCTTGCCCTGCGGGAAGGCGTAGAGCTCGGCCAGGAAGTCGGCCGTCCACGGCGCATCCTCCGGCAGCCAGATCCGCCCAGCCTCCCACGTGGGTGCGCAAGCGATGGTTCGGGAGGTCTTGTCGGTGTCGACCTTGACCTTGACCACCGGCAGGGCCGTGTCGTTCTGCAGCTCCTGGATCAGGCTCTGGCCGCTGGCCTTGTCCTCCACCAGGAAGGCGTCGGGGCGATGCTTGGCGGCCATGAGCTTGGCCTGGATCTTCAGCTCGGGGAAGCTGGCCTGCTCGCGCCAGAGGTCGGTGAGCCAGAGGCCCATGAAGCCTGGGATGGTGCACTGGCCCGCGGCGCCGATGACCGAGTAGTCCGCCGTCTTCTCCTTCGAGAAGGCCGTGTCAGCGCTGAGGAATCGCATGCTGAACTCGGGCTCGGACCCGGTCTTGTAGAACCGGACGTAGCCGGCCTTGAGGATCAGTCCGTCCTTGGGCGCCGGGCGCTGCAGCAGCTGGCCGGCCGTGCCCGCGGTGCCGAGAACCTTCTTCTGGGCGGCCACTGCCTGCGCCGGGAAACGCTCCGGGAACATCAGCTCGCCTTCGATCTGGCGCGGGTCGACCCAGTTGAGGCCGGGGGTGGGGGCCGGGCCGGGATCCTTCTCGGTCGGCACCTCGTACTCCATCCGGATCACCAGGAAGGCCCAGTCGTCCGGATCCTTGCCCTCCACGTGGCCGGTGAGGTCCTCCTCGTGCACGCGCTGCTGGATGACCACCCGGTGCCCGGTGCTGAGGTCGTTGAGGCGGGACCACATGGCGTTGTCCCACCAGTCCTTGACCCGGTTCCGGTCCGCCTCGCCGCCAGTGGTGCTGTTCGGGTCGTCCACGAAGATGTCGTCGGCCCGCTGGCCCACGATGATGGCGCCGGCGCTGATGGCCTGGCGGAAGCCGGTCTTCGTGTTGACGTAGTGTCCCTTGGCGTTCTGGTCGCGGGTGAAGCGCCAGGCCGGGCGGAAGGCCTTCTGGTACCAGGAGCTGTCCAACAACAGCCGGCACTTGACTGAGTCACGCAGGGCGACGTCGTCGTTGCCGCTGGCGAACAGGCCGCGCCAGGACGGATTGCGGGTCCACATCCAGGCCGGCAAGCACACGCTGGTGATCGTGCTCTTGGACGTCCCGGGCGGCACGTTGATCACCAGGTTGCGGATCACCCGGCCGTCGCGGATCAGCCGGTCCTCCAACAAGGCCTGGACGTGCTGGCAGATCGCGTCCAGCACCCAGCTCCACTTGAGCGGGGTTTCGGGCTCAAAGACGTGCCAGCTCTGCTTGACGAACTCGGCCAGCGAGCGCCGGGCTTTCTCCGCCCGGGCGTCCTGGAGGGTGGCGCGCCGGCGGGTCAAGCGCCCGCCTTTTCCTGGAGGGCGATCAGCTGATCCAGCTCTACGTCGCTGAGGGTGCTCATGTCCGGTTCGTCCTCGGGATCCTCAGGCGGCAGCTCGCGGCCCTGGGTGATGGCCGCCAGGCGCAGGGCCGGGGCCGCGGCACGGTTGGCCGCGAAGTTGAGGGTGTTCACGTCGTCGATCGCCGCCTTGTTTACCATGCTGCCGTCCTTCGGCTCCGCCAGCGGCACGTCCTTCTTCCGCGCCTCGGCCAGCTCGGCCAGGTACACCGCGGTGGCAGTGCCGGCCCGGGCCATGCGGGCGAGGTTGTTGGCCATGAATTTCATGTTGTCAGCGAGCGACAACGCCAGGCCGCGTTCATTTACCGGCAGTGACTCAAGTGCCTTATCCGCTTCAAACACTTTGTTTGCAACATTTTTGATTCGCTCTGCCTTTTTTGAGCAGTGGGCGGAAATCGTGGAAGCGGCGCATTTGAATTCGCGCGCCAGGCCTCGGACGGATTCACCAGCCGCGACCCGGCGTTTGATCTCCTCGAGTTGGCGCGCGTCGAGCTTGGCTGGCCTACCCATGCTGCTCTCCCATGTCGAGAATCCAGATCACGAGGCCCACGGCCAGGATCACCACCAGGTGCGCGAAATCCACCAGGCGGCTCATAGCAGGTTCACCGCGACGAGGGGCTGGACATTGCCGCGGTTCTTCGCGTGTTCGGCACGGTAGGCCAGCCGGCGCAGGAACTGGTGGGTGTCCTCCCGTTCGAGGCAGTTTGGATCCCCGCAGGTCTCCCGGGTGCCGACGCCGTTGATCGGGCGGCCCTCGTGGTTGAGCATGACCTCGGGGTCGGTCTTGTAGGGCTGGCGCTCGTGTCCTTCGACCTGGTAGGTGAAGAAAATATCACTGCACCAGGGGCAGCGCTTGCCGAGGGAGCGGGTGTAGACCCTGTCGTCGCGCACCACCCGGGTCTCCTCGTGGGGCTGACTGGCAGAGGCCTTCTGGTCGGCGAACCATTCCTGCTCGGCGGTCATGAGGCCACCTCGCTGAGCGGCAGCAACTCACCGTTCGCGCTGGGAGGCCTGGGCCGTGGTGGTGGGTCAGGAGGAGCCCCGGCGGCCTGGTTGGTGACGTGGGCCTGGTAGTAAGCCTTCCAGGGGCCCTTCTCGCCGAAGAAGTGCTGGGCGGCTTTGATCCACTTGCCGCGGGACTTCCACTCCATGACGGCGCGCTCTGCCAGGGCCTTACAGACCTCGAGCTTGCCGCCCTCCTTGACGATCACCGCGAGACGATCCGCCAGGAGGGGGGCGCTGCTGAAGGGAACCTTCTGCGGATCCTTGCCGGGATCCACCGGCTGTTCGTCGACCTTGTG